TACCACGGAGTCGATGACGTCAGCGATGTCCTCGCCGCCAGTGGCAGTGTGACCCAACTTAGGCAGGCGGCCGTCAGTGATCCCATTAAGCTCGAACAGAAGCGGTACGCATTGGGTGTTGAAAACATCCTCGACTGCCATCACCCAGCCCTCGAATGCGTAGGAGAAGAAGGACTTGCCGCCCCTGAGCATGGCATTGCTGCCCACGCGAGCAGTGCCCAGCTCCAGGAACACCGCCAGGACTGACATGAGCATGTTGGCCCGATGGCGCTTGATGGCCAAGTCGAACAGCTCAGGACGCAGGCCCTTGGAGGTCTCCAGCCGGAAGGCCCAGCCATCTGGCTCTACGATGCCACCCTGCTCGTCTATGCGGACCTGGCGAACAAGCTCCTTGGCGCGAGCCTCATCGGAGTCCACGGGGTCGTCCTTCTCCGTGGTTGCTCCCTGCGGCAGGTGGACAACCGGAATGCCAGAGCCCGTGCGCTCCAGCGAGATGGCCTCTACGGCCTGGAGGTTGGTCATGTAGTAGTAACTCTGGTAGGCCTGACGCAGAATGCTCTCGCCCTCAGGGTTATCCTTCTCAGCCCTGATCCTGAACAGGCAGACCTTCTCGATGGGAATCTCCCGGTAGATGCCAGGCGTGAACGGCATCGTCACCTGCTGCTTGATACCCAGAAGTTTGTTGGGGTCGCCCTCCAGGTCATACATCCATTCCAGGATGGAGCCCTGAGGGATAAGCACGAGGTCCTTAATTCCCACCTTGCCATCGTTGTACATGGAGGTAGGG